TCGATAGCCTAGAAAAGCAACTCGCTGAGAAATCAGAAGAAATCATGAATATTCGTGAATCTAAAAGAGTTTTTGCTAATAGAAATGGTAACGGCGACTGGAAGAAAGACTTTGAACAAGATGTTATGGATGCAAAATTTGCTGGTTTAGCTACTGGTAAAGGTTGGGATACAAACTATGCTAAAAGTGTTATGGAAAAAGTTAATACTCAAGCAGGTGTAGAAGTATCTTCAGCTAACTTTGAACAGTTAGTATCAACATCAATTGAAAGAGATATCCAAAATGAGCTAGTATTAGCCCCATTATTTAGAGAAATTCAAATGAATTCTGCTAATATGGTTATCCCAGTATTACCAGACGCTGGTTATGCTGAGTTTACATCAGCACAAACAGCTGGTGGAAGTAATCCAAAAGGAAACTTAGAAGCTAGAGGTGCCGCTATAGGTGCTAATGATGGTGTTGACTTAACAGAAGTTACATTATCAACCAAAAAGCTAATTTCACAATCTTACTTAGGTAACGAGACTGAAGAAGATGCAATCATGCCTATCCTCCCTTTAATTAGAGAGTCAATGGTAAGAGCACATGCAAGAGGTATCGAGAACGCTATCTTAGCAGGTGACAATGCTGAAGGTGTATATGGTACATCAGCAGCTTCATTTGAAGGTTTGATTGAGCATGCAAGCAATAGTTCATATAACACTGTAGACGTCGGTGGCGGTTCAGGTGGAATCTTTGCAGCAGGCGATGCTTTAACTGCAGCAGACCTATTAGGTCTAAGAAAGAACATGGGCAAATATGGTGTTAATCCATCAGAAGTTGTCTATCTTGTTTCACAAGAAGGTTACTACAACCTACTTGAAGATGCAGAGTTCCAAGACGCTAACCTAGTTGGCGACATGGCTACTAAACTAAGTGGTGAAATCGGACAAGTATTTGGCTCTAGAGTCATTTTATGTGATGAGTTCGCTTCTAAAGCAGCTTCAAAAACTGGTGCTATCGCAGTATACCCAAGAAACTATGTAATGCCTAGACTAAGAGGTGTAACAATAGAATCTGACTACGAAGTAGCAAACCAAAGAAGAGTACTAGTAGCTTCACAAAGATTGGGCTTTGCCGAATTAATTGAGAACGCACACACAGTACACGGATGGAAGTACGCAGCAGCTAGTTAATAGCTAATTACAGGTTTTCGGTGGGTTTCCTTAAAACCCACCCTTTTTAACTATGGCAGACTTAATAACAGTAAACGAATATAAAGACGCAGAAGGCCTTCGAGGGGAGAAGGATGATGATCGTTTAAATGTTATAGTACCTCAGGTATCTGATTTAGTTAAGAAGTATTGCGGAACAAGTTTTGTAGACTTTTTCTCCACAGACAAAGTTGAAACTTTTACAATTGAAGATAACTTTACTAACACCATAATTGTGAGTGAAAGTCCTATAGTTTCTGTAACAAAAGTAGAAGAAAGACAAAACTATTCAGATAGTTATACAGAACTTACTGTACCTAAATACGAGTACTATGTTGATGAAGAAGCCGATGCAATCATTAGAACTAATGCAGGTGGTAATCAGATACATTGGGCAAGAGGTGTAGGTGCTGTAAAGATTACATACAGGGCAGGATATGCTTCAACACCTAGAGATTTACAGTTAGCTTTATTTGATTTAGTTAATTACTACATAAAAGATGAGCATAAAGAAAGAAGAAGTTTGGGCGGAGCTGTCCAACAAAATCAAGGAACTGCAGGAATAAGAAATAGTACTGATTTTCCAGACCATATAAAAAGGGTACTTGATTTATATAAAGTAGTTATTTAATGTCAGTATCGGCTATTAGAGAACAGCTACAGACAGCACTTAGTAGAACTAATTTAAGAGAATTACAGTATACTAACTACGTAGTAGAAATGTTATTTGAAAGATCACTAATTCAAGATGAAATTTATAATTCTTTATTACAGCATTTAGAGCAAGGCAGGTACACTATAGGATTAACTCAAAAAGAGTTAAAAACAATTAAAGGTGCAGCAGCTCATGGAGCAAAGACAAGTTATACTAGAAAGAATATAATTGGTGCGCATAAAAGAGCAGGTTATAAAGTATATACTTTTGGCTCAAAAACAAAAGTTCTTCCAAAAATGAAGAAATATGCAGGAATGAGAAACAGACCAGATGGTAGAACATTACCTAGAAGTAATAAGAAATTGGCGTGTTATATTCCAGGAGGAGGTTTCACAGACCTTAGACTACTTCCTAAAGGATTGGGAGTAAATGCTAATTCTATCCCTGTAACTTATGCAGGAATGAGTGCAGAGCCAAATGACCCTGCTAATTTAAAAGTGCATAGAGAATTATTTAGAAATGCTTTAAGACATTCTTTAACATTTATGGGTAAGTTTAAAGGAAGAGGCAACTATGTCCCAGGAGCAAAAGAAGGTGGAAAACATAGATTTAGAAGACTACATGGACCAATAGCAAGTAAAGATTCAGCAGGAGTTCCTACAGGAGCCAATAATGATACTTCAGCACCTTTAGTAGCAGTAGTAGAAGCTTTAAGAGATATAGACCCTTCAAGAGCAAAAATACCTAGTAATATTAAAAGTCCTGCTATGTATAGTAAGGCACATGCAGATATAATAAGTGGTTTAGATGCTGAATTTACAATAAATAGTGTAAAAATAAGTGATATACTTAGTTTAAATAATACTATAGAGATAGGCATGGCACTAGGAGGAGACGTTCATCAAGGCTTAATGAGCCATGCTGATAAAAAGAATCTTGAAGATGTTTTAGACAAACTAGTGGAAAATTTAATAGCAGCTAGTGCAAACCAGGATTATATAGCTTCTAAAGGTTTAACGCAAAGAAGTGGAGAATTAGTAGGTGCTATTGCAATAAAAGAACTTTTAAATTTGAAATGGTGGAATAAACCAAATATGCGTTTAAAAGTTAATAAAAGATTACAAAAAGCAGGTGGCAGTGAAAAAGAAATGTCAAAAGCTATTGAAGCAGCAATACTAGCAGGTTCTATAAAAACAAAAACAAGTAAAGCAAGAAGTAGTGGTACAAAAAGACATAAAAAGTCAAATAATCAAAGAGCAAGAGAGGGAATAGCCAAACAGCAAATGAATCCTTTAGCTTTAAAGAATTTGATAAATTCAGTACTACCACAAGCAGTGGCAATGAAAATGCAACCACCTGCTCTTAGATATAGAACAGGCAGATTTGCAAACTCAGCCCGAGTTACACAAGTAATGCAAGGGCCGAGAGGCGGTTTAAGTGCAGATTATACTTACATGAGAAACCCTTATGAAACGTTTGAACCAGGCAATAAAATGGGAAGTACCCAAAGAGACCCAAGAAAAATAATTGGGCAAACAATTAGAGAAATCGTTGCACAAGCAATGCAAAGTAAATTTATAAAAACTAGGAGAGTATAATGGACTCAACAACAGCAAGAAGATATTCGTCGCGTCGTAGAGCCATAGTTGAATCTATATGTTTAGCACTAGAAGGAATAAACGGACAAGCTCCATTTAGAACTTCAGTTGCCTCAGTAGAGCGTAGACTTAAATTCTGGGATGAAGTAAATGAATTTCCAACTATTCATGTTGGAGCAGGAGCGGAAACCAGAGAATACGATGGTGGTGGATTTCGATTTAGATTTTTAACAATAACAGTTCGATGTTATGTTTCAGATGACAATGATGTCGTAGAAGCTCTCGAAGAATTGTTAGAAGACGTTGAAACTGTGTTGGAGGATAATGATCCCTTAACTTACACAGACTCAACAGGAACATCTCATACTACAGTGCAAACAACAATTGCTACTGTGGATACAGATGAAGGCGTATTGGAACCTCTGGGTGTAGGAGAAATCACCTGCGAGATTCGATATTAATGGAGATATAAAATGTCATTTTTCTTTAGTAGAGATACAAAAGTTTTTATGAAGTGGAGTGCTGACGGGACAACCGCCAACACAGCAGTTTATGAAATTCCTGTTTTGGATGGATTTTCATTCAGTCAGGGAACAAATACGACAGAAGTAACTTTGAATGAAGCAGCAGGCGCATCTGGGTACAGTAAGAGAGGTAGAGCAATGTTTACCGATTCTTTTGCACCAGCAGAATGGAGCTTTAGCACCTACATGAGACCTACAACTTCAGCAGCTGGTTCAGTTGCAGCAGATGCAGGACTACATGCCGGAGCAGCTAAAAAGTTTGCAGTAGAAGGCCCACTATGGGCTGCTATGGGCGCTGAGAATTATATGGGTGCAGTTGGTGAATCAGGAACATTTAATCCTGCAACTCACGAACCTAACGCATTTGATTTCGCAAATTCAAACAAAGTAACAATCGGAGTATTTGACCTATTTTTTGTTCTTGGTGCTTCCAAGGATACTGAGGGTACAACATATACAACAGGCACAGATGGAGTAACCGTCTATAAACTAGCAGACTGTTCAGTCGGTTCTGCTACAATCGATTTCGATATTGATGGTATTGCACAAGTAGCCTGGTCCGGAAACGGAAAAACAATTGAAGAAGCAGCTTCTTTAGTAACAACTGGTGGTGGTGAAACTACTCTCGGTTTAATTAATGAAGGGATTTCCTCATCAAGCAACTATATTAGACAAAAGCTAACAGATTTAACAATCGTGTATGACGCTTCCGAAACTACAGGTACAAAAGGTAGTTTAGGAGATAGTGATATCACTTTTGCTGTAACTTTGACTGGTGGTAGCATAAGTATTGAGAATAATCTTAATTACTTAACGCCAGAAACACTTGGTAGTGTTAACACGCCTTTAGGGCATGTAACAGGCACTAGGTCAATTTCTGGAAACTTTACTTGTTACTTGAATGATGTAGCAAATGGGTCATTAGACTTATTTGAGAAACTTCAAGAATCAAGAGGAGTTATTACTAACGCGTTCGCCTTAACTTTCGGAATAGGCGGAGGTACTAGTACCCCAAGATGTTCAGTAGCTTTACCAAAAGCGCATTTAGAACTACCTTCACATAGTATTGAAGATGTAGTATCAGTAGATGTAGCTTTCCACGGATTAGCATCTGATATGTCATCAGCTACAGCAGCTAATGCAACAAATGAAGTGAGTGTAACTTACACCTCATAATATAAACTAGGGTGAGTGAGGGTTCCAATCCTCACTCATTCATTTTTGGAGAATAAAATTGGAAAATAAAGAAGTAGTACAAGAATTAAAAAAAGAACCAATATCGCTTAAGAGCTTACTTGCTCCTAGCAAAACCGTAGAATTTGATTATCCTGGGATGGAAGATTTCAAAGTTAAACTAACTTATCTTGCAAGAGAAGAGTTACTAAAATTACGTAATAAATGCGTAACTAATAAATTTAATAAGAAAACTAGAGCATACGAAGAAGAATTCGATGCAGATAAATTCCTACCTCAGTATATATCCGCAGTTATAAAAAACTGGACTGGACTGAAGTATAAATACTTAGAAGAGCTTCTATTAGTTGATACATCAGGAGTCGATGCAAATGATTGCTTAGAATTTACACAAGATAATTGTGAAGTTCTAATGAAAAATTCAAACGATTTCGATACATGGGTAACTGAACAAGTTGGTGATTTAGAAAATTTTACAGAACGCAAGTAACATTACTACTTGCGGATTTAGAAAGATTTTTTAAACATGACATAGATTTAGATAAGTATTTAAAAGTCTGTGAACAACTGGGACAAGAACCCGACCCTAATAAGATGCCTCCCTCTCGTGTGGATTTACCCTACGAGGTGCAGATAGCATTTTCAATTCACGATATGTTACCTGACAGATGGGACGGAATGTCTGGGTCTTACTTTGGAAAAGATTTATCAGCACTAGGAACAATAATGGATATATACGAAGTTGAAGACAAGAAACAATGTGTTTTTTGGCTAAAAAACATCGAGGCTCTCAATAGTCGTTCAATAAACGAAAGAATGGCACAAGAGAGAAAGCATAAAAAATAATGGCAGGAAAGAAAAGAGATGGCGGTTCGGTTAAGGTTAAAATTACTGATGATGGTTCGTTAAAGAATCTAGGTAAAAACGCAAAGAAAGCTGGAAAAGACGTTGGTTCAGTCGCAAAGAATGTACAAGAAAGCGATAGAAGACTAAAATCCTTATCACAACAAACATCAAACTCAACAAAAGCATTTTCAAAACAAGCCCAAACTATTGGTGGGGGACTTGTGCCTATTTATGCGACAATCGCTGCACAGGTATTCGCCGTTTCAGCAGCATTTAGATTTTTACAAGACGCAATGGAAACCAGAAATATGATTGAAGGTCAAAAGACTTTTGGTGCTGTAACTGGTCAGGCCTTTGCAACTATGACTTCTTCTGTTCAAAAAGCTACTGCAGATATGATTACATTCAAAGAAGCAGCTTCAGCTGTTGCTATTGGTAGTGCTGCAGGATTAACACGTAGTCAATTAGAAGGTCTTGGAACCGCCGCAAAAAATGCATCATTAGCTCTTGGTAGAGATGTAACTGATGCCTTTAACAGATTAATAAGAGGTGTGACGAAAGCAGAGCCCGAATTATTAGATGAATTAGGTATCATATTAAGACTAGAGCCAGCAACAGAAAAATACGCTATATCTATAGGTAAAGCAAGAACAGAGTTAAACGCATTTGAAAGATCACAAGCAGTAGCAAATGAAGTATTAGACCAAGCGGAAAGAAAATTCGGAGCTATAGCAACTATTATGGATCCTGATGCTTTTGCACTAGGACAGTTTGCTAAAGAATTTGACGATTTAATGAAAGTTATCAAAGTTAATGTAATTGAAGTGGTTATTCCAGTAGTACAATTTTTTAAAGAAAATTTACTATCTCTTATAGGAGTATTAGGACTACTTGCAGCTCCAATTCTTTCCCAAATATTACCAGATTTTGGTAAAATGGCAAGTAAGTTTTCTGATACAGCCGACGCTTCTACTCGCATGGCAAAAAGCTTAAAAAAAGACTCTAAAATGATAGAGAAGATAAAAACAGGTGGGGACATAGGCAAAAGTGCACAGAAAGAGTTTACAGATAGAGGTAGAACAGGTATGCAAGGCATGTTATCTGGTATGGATATGTCAGATCAAAGTGCTACTTTACAAAAAGCTGCTAAAGGTAAAAAATTAAATGCAAAAGAACTCGGAGTATTAAAAAGACATTTAAAACAAAAAAATAATATTATTGGTAGGTTTACTAGACAAGACCAATTGGTATTTGACAAATACATAAAACATCAAGAGTTAGGTTTAAAAGGTAGTTTAACAAAATCAAAATTACAATTTAAACAACTAGGTATAGTTGGTAATAAAACTTGGGCAACTATTAAAGCAGGAGCTTCTACAGCTACAGCAGCTACAGCTAGATTTGGAGCCACCGCTGTAAAATGGGGTGGTAGAATTTTAGGTGCTTTTGGTTGGATAAGTATTGTACTTATTGCTGTACAGGCTCTCTATAAAAAGTTTTTCCCTAAAAAAGAAGCAACTGCTTTTGAAAAGAAAATGAAAGAGTTAGGGGAAACTATGGGAGAGTTAAATACTGAACTATATAGAATGGAAAAAGTATCTTCTTTAGGCTTACTTTCTACTTCTATAGAAAAAGTAGTACAACAAGCAAACTCCTTAAAAACATCAGATGTTGCACAAATAATTAGAGACTATAATGAAGCTGTAAGAGGTGGAGCAGACAAAGAAACATTAAGTAAATTTGCGGAAACAGCAGAAAGAATAGCAAGACTAAATCCTGAAATGAAGCCTTTGATAGATATGATGAGCGGTAAAGTAATTGATCAAGGAGCTACAAAAGAAATTATGGGTGTAGCTAACTCAATTATGTCAGTTGGACAGGCTTTAGGTCAAATGGCAGAACAACTTCAAGAAGTATCAAAACAATTTCAAAGTTTAATAACAGGAGCTCCTACAAGTAAATTTACTAAATTACAAAAATCAATACAAACTTTAACTGACAACGAATCAGGTGCATTTGGAGAAAATGCATTTTTAGCCCGTGAACAAGCAAATAAAGATATGACAAAAGCAATAGAGCAAAGAGCAACATTTTCTTTCGTTGGCAGAAACCAAGAGCTAATAACAGGAGAACATAAAGGTAAACCAAAGGACAAAAGAGCTTTTAGAAACTCAGTAGACCTGGCTATGGGTTCAATTGAAAATATAGCAGGTACTCAATTAGGATTAGATGCAATTAATGCAGCATTAGGAGAAGAGTTTAAAGATGAAAAAGATGTTAAAAACTATTTCACAGATAAAGGCGTAGGAAAAAGCAATAAAACGAAATATGAAGAAAGAAAATTTGATATAAATAAAATCTTAAGAGAAATAGACGATCAATATAACTTTGGCGATAAAGCTTCTGATACCTTATTTAATAACAGAACATTAGACATGCAAAATAATCAGAAGTTAGATGGCAAAACTACAGAAGACGACAAAGGTAGTGCAAAATTATTAAAAGGTTATGGTACCGAAATATTAAATAATATAAGAGAAGAGAATACAATAAGAAAAGCTAATAATAAATTAAAATTTGAAGCAATTGGATTATCTGTAAATGCAAATAAAGAAGAACAAGCAGGATTACTTTTCTTAAATAATTTAGACCAAAAAAGACAAGGTATAGCAAATCTAGAAAATGAATTAGCTGCAGCTAGACTCATCGCTACTCAAGAGTATGCAGAAGCAACAGACCTAAATTTAGAAGATTTAAACAAACAAGTAGATTTAGGACAAGAAAAGTTAGATATAGCTAGAGAAGAATTACGAATTGCAAAAGAAAAAGCAAAATTAGCTTTTGCAGAAAGTGGACTATCTCTTACTAGATCACAAGAAAGATTAGGTGCAGGTAGTTTTGGTAGTTCTTTTATAAATAAACAAAGAGATTTTGTACTAGGTAAAAGAGGCGATATAGAACTGCAAGGAGCAAATGCGTACGATGATACGATAACTGCAGGAGGAAGTGAAGCCGATGCCCAAGCAGCTAAAGTAGCTATGATTGACCAACAAACAGCAGCTTATGCAGCTCAATACTATGAAGTAGAAAAAGTAAATTCAGCTTTAAAATTACAACAAGGTATATCAACAAGATTAACAGAAGGACTTGCAAATGATATGGCAGGAGCTTTAGTATCCGTGGCACAAGGCACAAAAACTATGAAACAAGCTTTTGGAGATATGGCAATTTCTATACTAGCAGATATAACAAAAATGATAATTAAACAAATGATACTAGCAGCTATAATGGCTGTAACAGGTATGGCAAACCCAGGAGCAGCAGCAGGACTATCAGCATTAATGGGGGGAACTCCTGCAAGACAAGGCGGAGTCATGCAACCAGGAGCTGGAGGTGGATATCGTTCTTATAGAAGTGGTGGAGTAGCAGATGGACCAGAAGCTGGTTATCCTGCAACACTACACGGAACAGAAGCTGTCGTACCATTAGGAAATGATAAGTCTATACCAGTAAAAATGTTAGAAGGAAGCAGTGGAACAAACAATGTAAACGTTACTGTAAATATGACTGAAGGTGGAACAGACTTTAAAATGGAAGGCGAAAAAGCAAAAGCATTTGGAAGCAGTATCGCAGCGGCTGTACAACAAGAGATTGTTAAACAGCAAAGGACAGGAGGCCTGTTAAGTAGTTACTAATGGCAATAGGATTTAACGTAGGCGGAAGCCTCGGACAAGCAGTACCAGATAAAGGGTTTACTAGAAAATCAAACCCTAGAACTTTTAAAACTCAATTTGGGGATGGATATTCACAAAGAGTAGGAAATGGAATCAATCCATTAGATGAAGTTTTTAGTTTAAATTTTGCAAACAGAACAAAAGCAGATATAGACGATATAACAAATTTTTTAGAAACTAAAGCAGGTATTACCTCTTTTAACTTCACTTATGCAGAAGGAGGCTCAGAAACAACAATTAAAGTACTTTGTTCTGATTGGACTCAATCTTGGGCATATGATGACTACTATGATTTACAGACAAAATTAGAGAGAGTTTACGAATAATGAGTTTAATTGCAGCAATACAAACACTAACCCCTGGTTCTATTTTACATATGTATGAAATAGAAAAAGCAGATGGAACTTATGTTAGATTTAGTGGATATAATAATGCAAATAATGATCCTATACAAATGTATGACTATGCAACAAATAATCAATTAAATACTTATTATACTTTGCCAATTACAGCAGATGGTTTTGAAAAAAATCAATCAGGAGCAATGGCAAGACCAAGATTAAGAGTCTCTTCTGCAACAAATAGTACTAATGCTCAAGTAAGTTTCAAAGAAGCAATAGGTGGAGATTACACAAAATTATTAGGTAAAAAAATAATTCGTAGAACTACCCTTGCTAAATATATAGTAGGTGGAGCAAGCGAAACAAGTTCAGGAGTAACTCCAATAGAATTTAATAGAGAAGTTTGGATTATAGATAAAATATCAAGTGAGGACGCAGCAAGTATTGAGTTTGAATTAAATTCTCCTTTTGATATAGATGGAGTGCTTGTACCAAAAAGAACTATTGTAGGAAATGGATGTGCATGGGAATATCAAGGTGCAAGTCCTACTAGAAAAGAAAGTCAAAAAATAGGTGGATGTAGTTGGCACTCTCATGGACTATATAGACCTGAAATAACAAATTCAGGAACAAGTGTAGGAACACAGTTTACCGCGTTTGTAAACATAGATGACCATTATATACTTCCAAATACTTCAGTAACAAGTTGGGATAGTTTAGGAGGAAGTTCAAATATTACAACAAATACTTTATATTCATATAATCAATCAGCAACAAGATTAGATACAAATGGAAACTACACAACTGCTTCTGTAAAAAGTTATTGGCAAGCAAGAGTTACTGGAACTAAAACCTCAAAAGGAACGCCTTCTGAAAGTAATACTAATTTTGTAAGAGCCTGTGTATATGATGATTATAGTTCAAGTACTACTTACTATGCTTATACTGATGAAAAATTTAATAATTATGTTAGAAAAACAGAAACAATTAATCCCCCAACTACAGTAGGACTACCTACTAGCCCTAGTAATGGGGATACTACTCATAACTATGGAATGACATGGACTTATGTAAGTGCAAATACAGCATGGGAGGCTACAGGATACAGTATTTGGCAAACAAAAGTTACTAATGCAGGAAACACTCCTAACTTTGGAAACTTCTGGAAAAGAGGAGATATTTGTGGAAAAAGACTGACGTCTTGTAATCGTAGGTTTAATGCAACTCCAATTAATACATCAAGTGCTACTTCAAATCCAAAAGCAAATAGTGATAGTACAAGTGTGCTACCCTTTGGGGCTTTCCCAGGGAGTTCGAGGTTTAACTAATGTTAGATATTATTTATAAAGCAGCAGAACAAGCAGCCCCTGAAGAAATGTGTGGTTTAATTATAGAAAAAGATGGAAATGAAGAATTTATAAATTGTGAAAATTTTGCCGAGAATAAATTAAATGAGTTTAAAATTGACCCAAAAACTTTTGTGAAGTATCAACTCATTTCGAAAATAAAATATGTAGTCCATAGTCACTATGACTCAAAATGTAATCCGAGTAACCAAGACAAGAAATCTTGTCAAGCAATGGGTGTTCCATACATGATAGTATCGTACCCAGAAAAAGAGATGTGTATTTATGATCCAAGTTAAGTTAATGGGTGAAATGGGAGAAAAGTTTGGAACAGACTGGGTATCTGCAGATAACAATATGCGTGATATTTTAAAGCTTATAGAAGCCCAAACAGAAGGATTCGCAGACTACATTAGAGACTTAGTAGAGAAAGATAATGTAGGAATAGAAATACTACATGGAAAAGACTTATTAATTGAAACAGAGGATGATATTGCAGATATGTTTTTACCTGTTATAAATGATACTGTTTATATTACCCCTGTGCCTACAGGAGCAGGAGTTGGAGATGTATTTAAAATAATAGTAGGAGTTATATTAATTATATTTGCACCACAGATTATTGGAGCTTTAGCAGGATTATCGGGCGGAATGTCTTGGAGTGTTATGTTAGCTCAAGAAGCTACAAAATATGTTTTAATGACGTATGCACTGGCTGCGGTAGGAGGACTACTAGCCTTAAAAGGATTAACAGATTATTTAACTCCTCAAACTCCAGGAGAATCTCCAGATAGTTACTTATTTGGTAATGCACAAGAAAATGTAAAAATGGGGAGTCCCGTTCCTCTGCTTTATGGAGAACTAATAGTTCCTGGAGTAACAATAAACTACTCTATGAGAGATCAAAAAACAACAGGTTATAATTCGTCATTTACTTATGTAAGTTCGACTTCAAATAGCCCAGCAAACAGTGGAGGAGATTCTACAAAATCCCATGCTGTTGTAATGCAGAAATAAATATTATGGTAATGAGTATAATAAAGGGTATGGTTAATGGACCTTATGGCGGCGGCGGAGCAGCAACTCCTGCAGATGGTACAACCCGAAATAGACGAAGAAGTCCTAATCAGGAGCAATCTGTTATTGTCTATGATTTAATATCAGAAGGACCTATTCAAGGACTTATAGATGGAGCTTCTTCTATATATTTAGATACTACTCAAGTTTTAAATAATTCATATAAAACTTCTCATAATCCAAAACAAAGTTTTGATGTATCTTACAATGCTAGTACCAATACTATTACCGATAACACAGGTTCTTCTATATTTTCAGGATATAACTCTAGTAATGGAACTTATAAAATTAGAGTAGAAGAAGCAAAAAAGACTATTTCAGGAATATCTATAACAGCAGGTAGTAAGACTGTTACTTCTTCAGGAGGTTTTGCTACTAATGATGTTTCAAAAGCATATGTAAGCGGTCAATATTTAAGAATAAAAGAAGGTGGCCCAAATAAAACAACTTTAGTATGTAAAATTACAAAATACACAAGTGCAACTTCTGTAGAAATAGATAGAATGGCAGAAATAACTGCCTCATCTTTAGCAGGTACTATTGATTTATGTGGAACAGTTAGTTCTACAACTAATTCAAATACAGCTATAATTACGCCCGATACTGGCGGAGATAGAACAGTTGCAAACACAGCTGTGTATATGGATAGTCCCTCAAGTGTCGCAGAATATCAAGCAACAAATTTTAATTATAATTATGATAATGTGGTTTATGGATTCAAAACAGGAGAAAGAAGCCAATCTTATGTAGGTACTGCAGCAGATACTGGTAATGCTTCAGTAATTGCAAATATTAGTAAAACACTCACAACTACTGATTTAAGTGGAATAGGAGTAAGTAATAGTTATAGTACTTACGGATATGGTATTAAGGGAGATGAAACAAGTACGTGGACAGCTAATCCAATTATTATTACTTCTACTCAGATGAATGTAAGTACTCAAAAATCTGCAGTAGATAGATTAAAAGTTACTTTCCAATATGATAGTATGTATTCGCTAAAATCAAAAAACGGCACTGAGGGGCCTGCGAGTATAGAACACAGAATCTATCTTAGATATAAAAATCCAGGAGATTCTTCATTTACAGAAGACTTAATATATGGGCCAACTGACTCAACATTATTAGCCAGAAAATCAAATAAAAGAGTACGTGGGTGGGATTACTCATCTTCAGGAACAGTAGAAGCTTACTGTAAAAATCCTTTTGTAGAAGTATTTGATATTAACTTAGAACCCTACCAACCTCTTGAAGATTATGAAATAAAAGTTGAAACAATTACTCCAATTAGTAGAAACAACGGAGGTTGGATGCATCAGAACTCAGGTAGACTACAATCTATAGAATCAGTCATCAATGATAAACTCTCTTACCCTTTAGCAGCTTATGGACAAATGATGTTTAACGCTTCTGATTTTGGAAATGTTCCAGAAAGAGGATATCATGCAAGAGGATTAAAAATAATGGTACCTACTAACTATTCTCCTAATCATGAAAGATATGAAGGAAGCCCCTCACAGTATACTAGAAATATTACTACAGGTGCAATAGGAAGTGATTATGTAGCATGGGATGGAAACTTTAGGGGAGATACAGATGTCTTTGACGCAACTTCTCCTAACTTTGACAAAGTATACTCCAATAACCCTGCATGGGTTTTCTATGACTTGATAAGTAATAATCGATATGGGTGTGGAGAATATATAAATGCTTCAGATATAGATAAGTATGCTTTATTTAAAATAGCAAGATATTGTGATGAGCTAGTACCAGATGGAGAAGGAGGAACAGAACCTCGTTTCACAGCAAATGTATGGTTTACAGAACAAGCCCAGGCTATGAAAGTTATGCAAGATATGTTATCTATTTTTAGAGGTATGATGACATGGCAAAATGGTCAAATAGTAATAGAACAAAACAGAGAAAAATCTCCAATAGCTGCTTTTAATAAAGGCAATGTAATAAATGGAGATTTTTCATATCAGTCTACTAGAAATAGATTTAGATATAATCAAGTCAATGTAACTTGGAATGACCCTAGAGCTATGTACAAAAAAACTGTAGAAATAGTGGAAGACCATGACAATATACTAGAAACACGACAAATAAAGAAAAAAGATGTAGTAGCCTTTGGTTGTACTAGTAGAGCTCAAGCAGTTAGATATGGTAAATGGCATTTATTTACAGACCAAATGGAAACAGATGTAGTCAGCTTTGCAATAGGATTAGAAGGACAATCTCTAAAAAGTGGAGATGTTGTAACTATAGCAGATGCTGATAGAAATAATTTAAGATTTGGAGGAAGAACACTTGATAACTCCACAACAACAAACATAAAAGTAGACTCTTCTTTAGATTTATCAAATACAGCAACTTTCTTTATGGAAGTAGTATTTCCAGAAGGTGGAGCATACTTACAGCAAGATACCGCAACAATAAGAGGAGCTTCTAGAAAAAGAGGAGATTTTATACAATATGCAGATAATGTTGCAGGATCAAATACAGCACTAACATCTGAAACTATAATGGTTAATGCAGTAGATGATAATGGTAATAAATTAGATTTAGTATGGTCTGGTGAAACAAGAGTGGAAAGACAAGAAGTATCAAGTTACAACTCCACAAGTGTCACTGTAGCTAGTGCTTTTACTAGTGCACCTGTAACTCATAGTATTTGGGCAATTATAGAACTTGATGCAGATGGACAATATGTACACGGTTCTGCTAAAGAATATATAATACAAAATATAAAAGAAGATGATGATGACCCTATATTTGCAATATCAGCTGTAGAATATAATAGAGAAAAATTCTCATTAGTAGATAGAGGCTATGTTATAGAGGATGTACCAGAAACAGCAAGAATGCCTAGGTATACAGAAAACGTACCCTTCCCTACAGATGTAGTACTAAAAGCAGTTCCTCATCAACGAGAAAGTTTTGATGCGACAACAGAATCTGCTGAAAGTTCCTTACTTGATTTAGCAATAACCTGGGGACATCCAAGTACAGATAGAACAGATACAGAAGGTAATTCAATTACAAACAAATATGAATTTATAGAATCTTATGAAGTAAAACATAATTTAGGATTCTCAGGGAAATTTAAGACAGAGATAGTTCCTTCTACAGAAACTTCTTTCTTAATAGAAAATCCTGCACAAAAAATAGGTACGGTACTGGTAAGGCTTACCAATACACAAGGTCATTTCTCAAAATGGATAAGGAGAGAAATTGATACTTCCCTAATGGTATTAAAAATACCAACGAGTACTACTTCTAAAATTGGTGCTATAGCAACAGGTGGAGGTTTATCTACTGGGCTAAGTATCAACTCATCAACGGGATTAGTAAGTCTTGGCAGTACAACCTATGATTTTACAAACACATTAGGAGACATAGTAAGCGTTTCTTCAGGCAACGCAGCACAAACAAGTCAAGCATTTTCAGGAGTCAGTGATGGTGGAGAAGCATTTGTAGTTCATGATTTTGATTCTACAGCAGACCCTTTAAAAGCAATAGAAATAAAAACAGATACAACTGCAAGGAATCCAAACGTTGGAGATAACAATGAAATTTTATTTTACAACTTTGAATATGTAGCAGAAGTAGGTGCTGCTAATGCTGGACTTACACAAAAAACAGGCACAGTTTCAATTCCACAATATAGTTCAGAAGTAACAGGCAGTGGAACAAGTTTTACTACAGAATACGAAGTCGGAGATAGAATTATAATTGATACAAGTACTACACGTTACTTTGCTACCGTTACTTCAATACAAAGTGATACAAAGTTATTCTTAGACCAGTCTGTACCAAGAAGTTATAGTAGTGTAAATATATTTAAGACAAGTTTTATTTCAGATAATCAAGATACAGTAATAGGAAAAGTAACTAGAAGCGGAAGTACATATACATTAGTTTCTTTCTTATCAGGAGGAACAGGAGAAGACGGTCAAGATGGACAAGACGGCCAAGATGGACAAGATGGACAAGACGGTCAAGATGGGGCTGCAGGTGATAGAGGTAGAAAAATACAAGAGATTATTTTATACTACAAACAAACCTTTAATAATGCAAATATATCAGCTCCTTCTGCACCGAGTACAGGAACTTACAATTTTAGTACTGGCGCTGTAGCTAGTATACCTTCTGGATGGTCAGCAGTACAACCTGAATTTGCAGTAGGAAGTATAATATTTAAATCAGAAGCTCTTGCGTTAGAAACCACATCTTTGAATGATGTTTCAGGAAGTTTAACTTGGAGTACTCCGAGTAACGCTTTTAGTCCTCAAAATGATGTTAACTTTATATTTATAAGAAGTGCAAGTCAACCAACTACTCCGAGTATAACAAACTTTCCTACAATACCTACAGGCTGGAATGATGATGTAGCAGATGTACCTAGCGGAGCAAATCCAATATGGGTAGTAAAAGGTATTACAGCATTTGATACTAGTGGTGGATCTTTTAGATTTAGAACTACTTGGCAGGCTGCTAATATAATTGAAGGAAGTAACGGAGCAGATGGAACAGATGGAGATGACGGAGCAGATGGAGATGATGGAGCATCAAACTTCACCATATTCCAAGAATCAAGTAGTGCGCCAGCTCAACCAAGTGCAGGAACTTCAAATCCACCAACAAGCTCTTGGTATTCTACTCTTACTGCTGCAAGAAACGCAGTATCTGGAGACGGTTTAGTATGGTTCTCTGTAGGAACAAAACCAGGAACAAGTAATACAATTACTTGGAGTGTACCTATAAGATATGTAGAAGATTATGGAAATTTAGGGGGTACAAAACCACCCGAAGATGCTAACAAGTTTACACCAATTGCTGATAGTATAGAAGGTCGCTGGAGATTCTCAATAAACGATGGCAGTACAACTGATGTGGATGTTTTCTCTAGTGAAGAAAGAACTAAACTAGATAGATTGAGAGATGGAAAAATACCAACAAGCGATTCAATATTACTAGAGAATACCACAGATTCTCAATCTAAAGCTACAACAGCTGAATCTAATGCAAAAGGACAAGAAGAAGCTAATAGATTTACAGTACCTACTAATACTACTGATGGTTTATTTAGTTTTAAGATAGGAACAGGAGGTACAACACAATCATATGATGTACTATCTTCAGATTCAAGAACTAAATTTGATAGAGTAAGGCAAGGCCAAGACCCGCTGGATGCTACTAAGTCTATAAGAAATGCAGGTATAGCAATTGATGGTACAACAGGTGTTATAACTGGTATT